GATCGTAGGCGCCGGCTAAATTTTTAACCGTTCCTGAATTACCTAACAAACTTCCTAGCATACCCATTACACCCGATACCAACGCTTGTTGAATTTCGGGATTATTCAACATAGCATTGATAGGGGATAAAGGTTTTTCTTCTTGTTCAAAATCGTCCTCCATACTTTCGTAGCCGGCGATTTTACTTTCTAATACGTTTAACTTATCTAAAATCTTTTCCATAGCATAACTATTGTTGGCGTGTGGTACGCTAACGCCGTAAACTTGTTGCTCCATTGGACTAGGACGAAAATCTAAACTTCCGTATGTTGGCGTGCTAGATGTTATATATCCGCTTTTATCTTTTTTATTATGCAGTTTTAACGTCAATACTTCGCTTACGTTATTATGCTCCGCAAAAGTAATATCATTTAATAACTTTAATCTGCCTGCCTCCATATCGTCGTTATTCCAACTAAAAGACAAATTACGACCGCGCCATACCGAATAATACGGTTGCTCGGCGTGATCATCAAACCACTCCATTAATGCGTTAACACCGGTACACCACGCTTTATTTATAGCCATAAGATCAATTTTTTATAAGTAATAAAATATACCAAAAGAATATGCAACGTTTGTAGTAGCTAATGCGGCTGATAAGTTAACATAACTTTTCGTCCAACTGATGTCAATATCATTCATTTCAGGCAATTCAAAAACAAAAGGACTTGTCAAATCGCTAATACCGTTAAAGTTTAGCAATGGTAAGTTCAAAATAATTTGTAAGTCGCCCTGATATAATGTTAAAGTTGATTTTTTAAGATCAACCAAAGTTACTGGCGTTGATCCGCTTAATGGCGTTGCGGTTATAACCGTAGGCGTATAAACTTGAATACCTTGTATTTTTGCGTTACGTAATTGCGGTTGATCAGGAAACGAAAATTTTGTTAACGTTGATCCGGACGGTACGCTAATTTCAACGGCTTGATACCTTTTTACTCTCATAATTTTATTTTTTAATAATTTAAAAAATGGCGGTGGTTACCGACCGCCGGCGGTTGCGTACAAAGCTCGCAAAGCAATATCAGACGTTGACTATTTAACAGTTGTAACGTTTTGACATAAAATACCGTGTTGAATTACACAAATAAAACTATTTGTTGCAACCGCAGACGGCGCACCGTTTGCAGTTAATTGAAAGTTAATATTTGCCGCTCCATTCATAACGATATTAGGCTCAACCGGATAATACGTTTGTTCACTAAAATCGCCTTGATCTTGACTATAAACCGCCGGACTTGTTGCCGTAGCCGAGTTAAAATTGGTATTTTGTTGCGTTTGTGGCACGTAATAATGTCTTAATACGTCCCAAGCCGGCAATATTTGTTGATTATTAACTGTAAGGTTTAAATAACCGTTGTAAATCGTCCATAATGCAGTTCCACCGGTTGCAAACGCCGTTGCGTTTGGATATGTGTATAACGGAGCACTTGTTGTTGTACTCGCACCGATACCGAAAAATACTCCGATTTCAGTTGTTATGAACACGTCCTGAAGTTGAAGCCTTTTTTCGTTTACTCTCACGGCTCCGTTTTGCGTGTCATTGACCAATACCGGTAAATGATAATTTGCGATTGACGTTGACATTGCAACCTCTGATCTTAAATAAGATTGAGTTAAAACTGCTTGATCAACTGAATATCCTAAACCTCTTACTAACGCCTTTGCGTTGTCAAAGGTCATTCTGCTTCCCATTTGAGTTGCCATAATTCTATTTTTTTAAATTGTTTTTTACTAAAAGTTGAAAAAGTTAATACTATGCTCCGATTTCATCTAATCCGGCGATTGAAGGGGTTACAAACATAGAAGGATCTATTAAACCTTCGCGATTGTAAGTTGCTCCTACCATTGGAACGCGATAATTGCTATCAGCATAACCGATACCATTTAACACTCCAAAAGACTGAACTAACTTCAAACCTCCAACTGCGACCATACCGGCGCCAAGACCTTGACCAATACTAGATTTTACAAATCTAGGTAAAATCAATCCTACTGCAACGGGTACTGCTGCTTTTACTTTGTCATTCAAAGTTGACGGTAACATTTTAGTTACATATCCGGCTGCTGCTGCTCCGGCAATTACATACAACGCGCTTGTTGCGGTTGATGCAATATTACCAATACCGCTCATTTTACGACGGCGGCGAATTGGGCTTTTTTTTGCTTTTTTTCTACGTGGCATTTTTTTTTATTTAATTAATGAAAAAATTTTTAATTTATTTTTTTTGATACTAATTCCAAAAACTGATCTATTTTTTTCTCTACTTTTATTAATTCGTTATACGTTGGGTACACTTTGCCAAAATTAGTTTTTAATTCGTCCTTATACTTACCCTTACCCTCTGCGGTTAAAAAATAGTTTTTAATTCCTTGCTTGCTTAATTTGTACGCTACAAAAGTTTCAAAAACCCTAGCCCAAATTTCATTATGCCTAATCCAATACGTATTTTTTCTTTTAGTTGCAAATTCATACATACGTTTATAGTAACCGGTTGGTTTTCCTGAATTGTCAAATAATAACGGCGTTAAACAGTCATAAAACGCTAATTCAATTTTATCAGAGTTGTTTGTTATTTTAAAACCATTATCATATGTAGTTAATGCACGTGTTGGATTTTTATCGCTTGTTAATGTTACTGATCCACCCGACAACGCCGTATTTCTACGTAAATATTTGTCTGCAATAATATAATCTATTGCGTGTCCGTATTCGTGTGCTAACGATCCAAATCCTGATTTTTCCTTTCTGCTTTGATTTTTATATTGTGTATATAAGCTAAAATTCTTTTTAGCCTCAACTAACGGCTCTCCTGAATAATCTACAAATAATTTGTCAACTCTACGATCCCTACTTAAATTAATTACATTCGTGTACGGCTCATAATGCGCTAATGCTCCTTTTTTTCCGCGCGCTCCATACGCAACTCCTACATTTTTATTAATACCTATATTGTTATTAAATTTAACAATTTTATTAAGATCGTACAAACCTATAAATAAGTTTAAACAAAAATCTAAACGACGCGGTTGATTAACCCAATTACCAAATTCAATACCCTTTAATTTATAAGTATTTAACACAACTTCTGGGATCTTATCAACTGCATAAGGTTTAAATATTTTAAAAATATCATAATCAGGCGAACGCAACGGCTTAAAACTTTTTAGGTATTTATCCATAAATAGATCAATATTTTCGTAATAAGCGCGACCGCCCTTATTTGCGTTAATATCTTGTATCTTATTTGCCGATCCTATTCTCATTAAATGTATTTTTTTAACTGTGTAATATGTATCTTAATTTCTTTTATTGAATTAACAGTATTTTTAATTTCTCTACGAATTACCGGTAATTGTGTTTTAACAATTTTAGGTTTTACATTTTTTAATATAGCTAAATGTGTTTCTAAATCTTTTAATTGACTTAACGCTCCTTTTAATGCAATTAAATTATAATTATGTACTTTACCTAATTTGCCCATCATATGCTTATGCTGCGTCTCGTCTAAATTATCTACGCCTTTTTTTACAATATGGATTTTATTTAAAATATCTTTTTCGCTAGGTTTCTTTGATATTTTTTTCTTTTTAACCGTTGCGCCTACTTTTTTAGATAACAAACCTAAACGCATTTCGTTAGGCTTTAATTTTAATGCTCCAACGCGTGCTTTTTTATACTTACGCGCCATTGCGTTAAACGCGCTTTTATCTTTTTTATCGTCAGGTGTTAATTTAGCTTTTTTAACGGTTTTAGTTTTGACAGTTTTTTTAGCTACTGATCCTACTTTTTTACCGTATATATGTGCAAACGCCTCTTTTAAAGAAACGCCGGTTTTTTGTCTATATGCAATCGCTTGTTTAAATTTAGCCTTTGCGTTTTTTTGTGCCGTTGTCATTATTTTCGTTTTTTTCTAGTGAATAAAAATATTCCGCCTCCAACTATTGCCAATAAAAATATTGGCGAAATTCCCAACGTATTAGATCCTGAAGGTTGAAATAAGTTAGTAATTGTTTTTATTGGTGTTGCGTTATAATTAACTTCTGAATTAGTAAACATTGAACTTTTAGAGTCTGCCCAAAAATTATTACCATTAGGATATGAATTTATTTGATTAGCTAAAAAATTATTATAAAATTCTTTGTCCTCAACTAACAATGATTTATAATCGTTAGGGTAATTAGTTTTATACCATAAAAAAAGTTTTTCAGCCATTACGTCGCGAGCATCATAACTTATTTTATTTGCTGCTGCTAATACTAAACCCAAACGCTCCCTAGGATCTATATTTATTAGTTTAGGTTTTAAAGCATTAATAAGATTATTTGCATCACGCGCGGGGTGTTTAAAGGCATTTCTTATCCAAGGTATTAATACCGGTAATAACGCAATGGCTCCGTCTATAATCAACGTAACCGGTGCCAATGCGCCTCCGGTTGCTACTGTTGCCTCTCCAAATCCAATTTGGGCGTTTCTTTGATTATAATATACGTGTCTCATTATTTCTTTGCTATAAAATATATTAATAAACCTCCGGCACCAAGTAATAACAATGTATTAGTGCTAATTCCTTCATTAGACGTTGGCTTATCAGGTATTACATAACCGCCGCCGCCTCCGCCTCCTGATCTTTTAGCAGATGAAACGATAGCCGGCGCGGTTTCTACAATACTTTTAAATAAAGCATTAAAATCTATTTTACCCATATCGTCGCGACTTGCTATTGGCGCATCTCCATTACTGTACTGTCTTACACTTGCATAAGGATCAACTCCTGAAATACTAGCGTTTTGAATTGCTTTAGTAACTTTATTAATTGCAACCTTAAATTCAAGTTCTTTGCTTGAATTAGGTAATAATGTACCGTTAATTAATAAACGATCGCGTACATTTACTAATTTGTCGCGCATATCTTGTAAATCCGCTAAACTAATTGATTGCGGTTGAACTCCGCTCATTGCTATTAATGCCATACTTAATTTTTTATCTTTATAATATGTAGGTTGTTTCTTTAAATCAAATTTTTCTAAAACTGGATCTACCCAAATTTCGCGATCCGTATTCGGGTATAAAACCGCAAAAACGTGCTGCGGATTTTTTGAATTTTCTTTATAACTAGCAAAACGATACGCCAACGGTACGTTATAAATACCTTTCCTATTAAGACTGTCAAAAACGCCTAAAATAAAACTTGCGTATGATTTGCAATCCGCGCCTATTGGCATTGCTACGATTGCTGACGGACTTCGCAAAGTTTGATTTTTTGTCGGCTCAATATAATATTTTACATTTTTTTTTAAAAAATCAAAAATATTACGCGCCGTTTCTTTAACATTGCTTCCTAAAAATAATTCGCTTATTTTATCATATTCGTTTATATAACGATCGTGATTTTGTAATAAACCGTAAATTATATCGCTCGTCGTTTGATCGTCAACTACAATTTTTTTGTAGTTATTAAACGGACTTAATTTAGCTAATATAATATTAGGGGTAATCATTAAACTGTATATTTAAAATCTAACGGTAACGGCAATCCGTCAACTGTCATAGTTCCTACAAATTTTATTGCTAATCCTTTTGTTTTAAAAGTTTTAATCAAATTTATTACTGCTCCGTAATTTAATGTAATTGGGATCTTTAATAAAGTTGATCCCATACTTAACCTTTGTGTTGGTATGCCGTAAACCGTACCTACATTATTACCGTCAACAAATAAATTACCGGTAATATTATCAACTGATGCCGTTACTTGTGTAGGATTATTAACCCTTACAACTAAATCTAATGTAGGATTAAAAATAGACATTGGTCGGAAGTCTATACTGTCAAAAAAAACGCTTACGCGTGTTGCTAATTCGTATTTTTTATACAAAATAAAAGTAATAATTGCCGCCGGAATGTACCACGCTTTAAATTTCATACGTTCGCTATGTACCCAAATTTAACCAAAAACGCCAAAAAACCAACTATTTTATAGTTTTTTTTAAAATGTGGAAAAAAAATTAGGGAAAATGTGCATTGTTAATGAAATTAAAATTATTTTAGCTCCGCGTTTGTACGCGGACTAAAATAATTCACAATCCCCCGAAATATAATATTTTAATTAACTTTTTTCAACCTTTAATATATACATACTAGGAAATACCTAGTATTTTTTTTTGGTAATACCGAAAAAACATATAATTTGCTCCTGATATTATTTAATTGACTATTAAACCCAAAACAAATGGAAACTAAAACCCTTTCCGATTGCACGTCCGTACTCACGGAAATTGCACGTATTCAAAGCAAGTTGAATTTTTTAAAAGATCTTACGGAATTATCGCCGTACAAAAATGTAAAGATTTTATTTTCAGGTTACACAAAAATTGGCGTTGAACAAATGTTAATACTTGATCAGTCAAGTTTGCCGTTTGATTTGACCGTTGAATTACAAAATTTATTTAACGATAGTATTGATCATTATACTCGTGATCTATCTAGTTTACAAAACCACTTAAAAAATATTTAAAATGAAAAAAGAAATTATTGAAACAACTTATTTTGGTATTAATGAAATTTTAGCGACCGGAATTAATGAAGAAAAAACGGTAATATATTTAAGTATTAGCGTATGTAGTCATCAAAACGATATTAAAGATATTGTTTTAATGATTGATAATACTATTTTAGGCGATATGTTACAAGTATTTAATTACACTATAAAAGAATTAAAAAATGAGAAAAATATTTTATAACACTTACATTATTTTAGTTGACGATAAAACCGATACGTATATTGTTGCGCTTGATTGGTCGGAACACGCAACTCTAATATCTGCAAAATGTCATATTGATTATTTAGCCAAGTAACTTTTTAAAACCTTTAATATTATGAATGTAAATTTAACATCTCCGGCGTACCCTTGTACTCCAATTCAGGATCAGTATAACCGTTTAGTAGTACCTAACGCCGGTATTAATAAACTTGAATATTTTGCGCTTGAACTGTATAAATCATATATAAATAATGAACAAGAAATTAAATCTGCAAAGGCTTTTTTAGAGAGCGGCTTTGACGATATTAATATTTATGTTATGGATAGCGCAATAATAGACGCTATTGCATTAATACACAAAATTGAAAAACATACTAAACTTACTGAAAATGAAAAAACTACTAAATTGGTTTCTTTATAATCCTAACGGACAAGCCGTTGCGATTTTGATTTTTGCTTTTTATATTTGCGCCTTATTACAAAAGATCTAAAAATGGAAAACGACTATAAACCCCAAATTGACGATCTACTTTTAAAACGCCAATATAACCCCCATTACACGCCGTCGCCGGACGATATTACTTTGACGGTAGGCGGCAAAAAAACTGGATCAGTATCTAATTTTATAACTTTTTCAGGATTGCCAAAAACCGGCAAAAGTAGTTTTATTGCTGCATTGGTTGCTAGCGCGTTTGTACCTTACGACGTGTTCACAATGAAAATACACTTACCAAAGGATCGTAAAAAAATATGCTATTTTGATACTGAAAGCAGCGATTACGATTTTTACCGTCAAATTAGTAAGATAAAAGGATTTTCAGAACTTAACGAATTGCCTGATACGTTTAATGCGTATCAGGTACGTGAAGATAGCAGTCCGTCCATACGGCGTATGATTGAACGTTATTTAGAATTAAACCCCGATTGCGCCGTAATTGTTATTGACGGCTTGCTAGATCTTTTAACTAACTATAACGACGAACGCGAAAGTAGTTTATTAGCCAAATGGTTGAAAAAAGTTACCAAAGTTTTTAATGTTTTAGTTATTACTGTATTGCATCAAAGTAAAAGTAATTTAAGTACAACCGGACATATAGGCGCGGCGTCGGATCGTTTCGCGCAGTCAACGTTAGACATAGTCAAAGATCGGGATAAAAATACTTTTGTGTTATCTAGTCGCTTTATGCGATCCGATAGCGATTTTGTACCAATTACATTAATGAATTTCAACGGTATTTTTCAGCAAGTACAAAATGATAGCCATAAACCTACTGATAATAAAAAGGCATCAGATTTGGACGAAATGGAAACTAGGCGGTTATGTAATTTGATTGTAACAATCCCAATGGATTACAATGATATTGTTAATGAAATAATTGAGCGTACCGCCAACGGTAAAACTTTTGCCAAAAACCTAGTAAAAATATGGATTAGTAAAAGTCTTATAATTAAGGATTATACAAACAAATATAAAATGCGTTAACTTTTTAAAACCTTTATAAAATGATATTAACTTTTTTTCGCCGTATGTATTTAATTTTTATCTTATTCCCAATGGCAATATTTTACGCGGCTATTGTTATGCTAGGGGTAATACTTGAACACTTGTACGATATGTCAGTAATTAAATTTAAAAAATGAATTTTGAATTATTAAACACTTTTAGAGAATGGTATGCTTTTAGGTTTGGTAATAAATAGCAAAAAAAAACGCCGACAGTTTTTTAGGCTGCCGACGCTTTGACTATAAACCCCCGAAAGGATTAACTTTTTTCTGATACAAATATACTAAAAATGACAAACAAACAAAAGGTTTTTTTTATAATTCAGCAACGTAGAATTGTAACTTATCAAGACCTTATTAACATTACAAATTGGCAAAAAATTACCGTATTACGCGCAATCGCTGCTTTAATGGCTACAAAGCGAATTAGGCTACTTAAAAAAGATAATGATCGCTACTTTGCAATTAATGATAAACCCCTGAAAAATGCCTAAAAAAGACTATAATATGATCGTTTTTATGTCGGACGGATCTAATCCGCGTAAATATCGTAAAATTACTGATATTAATGATTTTTACCGGTTTGCGGATCGTATTGGTGGCAATTACTTTAACGTATATGATCGTAGTACTAAATTGTTTGTAGAACGTATCTACATAAAGAAGGGAGCGTAGAAACGCTCCCCGATATTATTTACTCTTATGCAATAAAACCAAAACTCCTTTATTAAGACAAAAATAATTTTTTTTCTGCATTTCTCCTAATTTTTAATCCGTCGCTAGGCTTTCCCCCTGAATTTACCCAACGGTCAAATTGTTTAGCTACTGTATTTTTATCTGCTCCGCTATTTAATAACTCTAGTAAGGTGCTATCTTTAAACGCGCCTTTCCCTACATTATACGTAAAGCTAGATAATGCTAATAATTGGTTATCAGTAACCGGAACTTTAATTAGGCTTTTAACATAATTAAAATATTGCTCTGCCTCTAACAATAGCCAACGTCTGGCGGTGGCTTTATCAATTACGTCGTTTTTTTGCACCGGACGTTTAAGATCCCAATTATAACCTGATCCGTAACCGATTGAATATTGTTTAAAATCCCAATCCGCAACCGGCGTAAACCCTTCTAATCCCCCAACTAGGTTAAACAATTTGTCGCTTATTGCTCCGAATGGGGTATTCGTAAGCATAGTCGCTAATTTTTTTCTGATCATAAGTATAATTATTGCGCCAACGGTTAAACCGATTAACACTTTTTTATTTTTGGTCATACAATTATTTTTTTGCATCACTTGCAACCGCTCCCAATAAGAACGTAGCAACTCCGGCAACCGCTTGCCCTATAACTTGCGCCTTACCTGATCCGCTTGTTGCAAAATAACTGGCAACCGCCGCAATCAATCCGAATATTGTTGTTTTAGGATTTTTTCTCATATTATTTTTTTTGAATGAAATCTAATTTAGTTTCAATACGTGCTAAACGATCAATTATTTCAGTATTAATTTTAGTATAAGTTTTTAGATCGCTTTCAATACGATCTAAACGCGATCTAGTATTAATATAAAATCCGCCGGCGATTGCCGCCATACCTAAAAGACTGTAAAGCATTTCCATTGTTTAATTCTCTTTGTTTAATTCGTGTGTTATTATCGTCCACGCGTTATTTATTTGAACTGCCGTATCAATATTATGAAATAAACCGGCTTTAACTGACTCGTCAATTACTTGTTTGATCAATTTTATTGCATCTTCTTTTGTTAACATATTTATAGTTTTAGATTATTGTAATTCCCAATTTACTTTCAATCCATTGCTCTACGTATGCGTTACCGTCCGGCGACGAATTTAATTCGCTATAATCCGGATTATCCATAGTTAAATTCCCTTTAACTAATTCAAGTTCGGTTTGATCTACTGTACCGGTATATAAAGCAAAAAAGTACATACATTGGTTTAAATGATTATCCCAAGTACCGTAATAATTTATTACGGTTGCCATATATTCAGATCCATTATACCAAATTTGTTTAGGTTGTATTTCTTTCATATTTTTTTTATTAAACTATTTCATAAAATTTATTGTTTCCGTCTGCTATAAATTGATGCACGGAATAATTGTTTGCAACAAAACTATTTACTAACGTACCTAAATTTTTTCTAAATAAATTTTGACCAACAGGCGCACTAATTGTATAAGTAAAATTTACTGAATTAATAAAAGTATAAATATTATTATTTCCTGATGACGTTGGTAAAGTAATTGTACTCCCACCGGCACCGGTATAAACATAATAAAAATTAGACGATCCTAACGTAATGGTTGTATTAGCCGACCACGTAACACCGGACGGACTTAAAGTTTGACAATAAATACCTCCGCTACATTGTAGTTGATGTATGCCATTGTCTGCTCCGCCACCTAAAACCCAATTACCACTTGAATAATTTTGAATTTTTATACCGGTATTATTACCCATTATAATTGCACCGGTTACGGTTGGTTGACCGCTTAAACTTAATAATGATCCAATTACTGTATTCAATCCATTAATACCATTACCGGTATAATTTTGTGCCGCACTATAACCTAAAAAAACGTTATACGAAGTATATGACGTTACATTACTACCAATACCATAACCTACATACGTATTGCTACCACCCGAATAATTACCAATTGATCCTTGCGTATCTACTTGATAACCTATTAAAGTATTTCCAAAACCATTGGTATATCTACCGGCATCTGCACCAATACAAGTATTAGAACTACCGGTTACCATATTTGAACCACCCGCTTGCGCACCAATTAAAGTATTTGTTTGTGGGTTTGTAATATTTACTCCGGCATTATAACCAATTGCAGTATTTGAATTAGCACTTGTTGCTGATTTTAACGCTTGATAACCAATTGCAGTACAATAATTACCAAACGAATTATTAATACTAGACAATGCTCCAGATCCTACTACTGTATTTTCAGTATTAACAGTTGGTCCACCTCTACCAATCTTTAAAGTTGATATTGTAATATCGCTTGTATAAGTTGCTCCAACCGTACAAACGGCTTGCAAGTCAGGCGTTGAAGCTACCGCTCCAATAGTTACATAAGCCGATCCGGTATCGCGTTGCAATAAGTTGTTTGTAGTATCTACAAATAACCTACCGGCTTGACCGGCTGCCGGACGATTTGCTAAAGTATTTTCGTTTATACTAGGCGCGCCAAATTGATTAATTACTTGGTTGCCTAGTCTTATACCGTTACCCATAATTAAATATAATTTTTCTTAACCGTTACTAAATTGTTAACAAATCCGGTTGCAAAATTTAATAAAAATTGTCTATTAATAATTTCTCCGGCGTTACCGTCAATATTTAATTGTTGCCCTTGCGTTAATTGTACGTTATTATCTATTGTTACTGTCGCCGTACCGTAATTAATAAACGTAATACTATTACAGTTTGTTGTAGCAAATCCGTTACGATCATAAGTTATCATATTAATATCATACGGTACATATCCGGCTTTTATTTCAAAATCGCTCATACTTTTATTTTTAAAGGTTGAAAAAAGTTATTTAACAAATTATAGGCATAAATCCACTAACGCCTTTTATTACCCCATTACTTGTATTTTTACCGTAATACGTTTGATATGTGTCAGGCGTATATTCGCTATATTGTAATGCTTGATATTGCTGATCATTTAATAAATCAGGAATTGTAGCACTTGAACTAATTTTAATAATGTCATTATTAACTAACGACGTTAGTAATGGATCTGACGGTTGTACCGGCAATTTAATTTTATCGGTTGTTTTAGGTTTCATTAAATACTTATGTATTAAAAATGCACCTCCAATGGCTAAAGCCAAATAAAACAATTCTTTATTTTTCATATTTTTATTTTTAAAAATCCATATAATCCGGCGGCGTTGTATCAACAATTTCATCAGGCACAAACTCGCCTTTGTCTAAAGGCAAAGCATAAACCGATCCTCGCTTTTTTTTGTTATAAATAAACGCTATTGATATTAATCCAATTAATCCCAATATTATTAAATTCTTTTTTTTATTAGTCATTTTTTTTATATTTTGATATTGCCGGCAATACAAACGCTATAACTACCGCGCCAACTATATAAGGCAAATATTTTTGTAAGTAATAATTAACCGCTCCTTTTTTAGCAATTTCGTTATTTATAGCCTCCGTTTCAACTTGCTTAATTAATTCCGGTAATTCCCTTAAATCTAAATTGCCAGTGATATGTTTTACGTAATATGGTTTTTTTGAATTATCATAAAAAAGCCAAAACAGTTGACCGTTTTGATCCGTTACCCAACTAGATACTTGACCAACTAAACCTCCGTTTGTAATTGATCTTATAATATTAGCATTGGGGTAATCGTAAACACTTACGCTACCTTTTGCGTATAAATATTTTCCTAAAACCTTATCAGCCGATATGTTTGTACTTGCCATAACTATAACATTAATAAAAGACTTTTTAACTTCGTATCTGACATTTCAGATAATTTACGTAAATGATCAACCGTTACACCTTTATTTAATAATACGTTTAATAAATCAATCGCCTCATTTTGATCGTAGGCGCCGGCTAAATTTTTAACCGTTCCTGAATTACCTAACAAACTTCCTAGCATACCCATTACACCCGATACCAACGCTTGTTGAATTTCGGGATTATTCAACATAGCATTGATAG